GGGTTCGATTCCCGCTCCGAGTACATAATTTTATAATTCTTATGAAGGGAGACATTATATCTAATTTGATAAAACTTCTACAAAATAAAGAAGTTGGTCAGACATTTAGATATACTTACTTACAGAGTACAGGAGCTAAGACAGCATATTTATATTGGTTATGCTGTCTTCTTTGTAGATCAGGGTATATAAAAAGAGTAAAGAATGGTATCTTTCAAGTAGTAAAGAATACGTCAGACTTATGGTCATGTAAAGATCTATTCTATACTGCATATAATAAGAATAAACATGGAGTCAAGATATGACATAATCAAAAGTTTCTCACAAGTCAAACGGCTTGTGAAAGCTTGTTTGAAAACAGGCATAGCTTCTGTAGACTTCGAGACAAATGCCGAAGGTATTTATAATAAAACCTTTAAACCAACAATCTTATCCATAACCTTTCAAGTTGGTTCTGGTGTATCAATACCTTTATGTCACCATGAATATGAAAACCCTAATTGGAAACGTTGGTTAAAGTATTTTGGTAGAAAGGTGGTTGAGAATCCCAATGTAACTAAAGTGGGATGGAATCTGAAGTTTGACCTTCAGATATTCGAGTTATATGGGGTATATGTTAGAGGTACTGTTCTGGATGGAATGCTTATGAAGTATCTTCTAAATGAAGAGAAACCTAATGACCTGAAATCAATGGTTAGAAGGTATCTACCAGAGCATGGCGACTACGAGAAGGCAGAGAAGTTCGACAAGATACCTTGGGATAAGAAACCATTGGAACCCTTATGCAAGTATGGTTGTCAGGATACCGATTATACTCTTAGGTTAGCTATGTTCTTTGAAAGTAAGCTAATAGAGATTGGCATGTACCCCTTATTTAGGCATTTGATTATGCCAGCTTCTAGGGTATTGCAGCATGCTGAAAAAACCGGATTATACCTCGATAGGAAATTCAATCAGGAATTGCTTGAATCTTACAAGCCAAAAATTGAACAAGCAACTTCTAATTGCTTGAATCTTCCACGAGTGAAAAAATTCTCTAGATGGCTTGTCCAAGAAAGAATAAGCAAATACCTTGCATCCATTGAAAGTGAACTTGAAAATCTGGATTATAATAGCCCCAAGGATGCACGGAAAATAGCAAGCAGGGAGCAAAAAATATCCAATATACGAGCTGGTGTATTCACCACTAAAAAAGAATTGGAATTAACCCGAGAAGTAAACTTGGGAAGTACAATTGATTTACCTCTACTGTTGTATTCCGAAAAGGGGTTCAAATTCCCTATCATAAAATATACCAAGGATAAGAAAACTAATCGTGATACTGATAAGCCGAGTACCGATGAAGATACATTGGTAGAACTTCGACTAACGGTTAAAAATCCCGAAAATCCCAAAGCAATTTTCCTGGATAATCTTCTCGAATTAAGAGGGTTAAAGAAAATGTATACAACATACATCGAGGGATGGCATGATAAGGTACAGGACGATGATAGGATTCATGGTCAATTCAAAATCATTGGTACTACTTCGGGACGATTAAGTAGTTCTGAACCAAACCTTCAGCAGATACCCAAGACTTCTGTGGATGCTAATATCAAGAAACAGTTAGTAGCTCCTCATGGTAAACTATATATGGCACTTGACTACTCACAAGCTGAGTTAAGAATCATGGCTCACCTTTCAGGAGATGAGACTTATCTTGAGGCCTTTGCTAAGGGTCAGGACCCTCACCTTGCTATTGCAGCAAACAAGTATGGAGTATCATACGATGAAGCAAACAAAGCTTACAGCGATGAACAACACCCTGATTATAAGCTTTGGAAAAATCGAAGGAAACAGGCAAAGCAGATATGTTTTGGTATTATTTATGGTATTCAGAAGAAACTGCTTGCAGTTAAACTATCTGACCCAAAAGCTGGTATTATCGTAACCCCTGATGAAGCTCAACAGCAGTTGAATGAGTTCTTCCAAGAACATCCGAAGATTAAGAAGTTCATGATTAACCAGGAGAAAGTATTGGTAAGACATGGATATATTAAATCTTTGTTTGGCAGGAAAAGAAGGTTACCTCAAGTATATTCTGATAATGAGCAAGAAGCTGCATACGCAGTACGATTATCAGTTAATATGCCATGTCAATCCGCTGCATCTGATATGACTCTGTTTGCATCCATACTTAATTATTGGAAGATGAGGCAGGGTATACTTCCTTACATGCCCGAGACATGCACCGTTCACGATGCAGTTTATTATCTCGCTGACCCACAGGATGTTAACGTGTGGGTAGTATATAATATTTGGGAAACTTGCCGTAACCCCGATACTAAAAAATACTTTGGATTCGAGATAAACGACGTGAGTATGTCGATGGATATAACTATAGGTAGATCAATGGCAGAAGAGTTACCATTTATACCTGGGTATGATTACAATAAGATGTTTGAACCAGATTTCAATACTGATGAATACTTAGAAGAACACCGTAAGTATAAAAACATAGACATTAGTGAATATCCAAAACTCTATAAAAAAGAGATAAAAGAGTTTGAACAAAAGTTTTATAAAGTACATGGATAGATTTATACCTAATGTACCGGGATGTAGTAAATATCATATATCTAAAAACGGAAAGTTGTACTCTATATTCAGTGGTACCTGGAAAGTGGTAAAACCAGTAATAAGGTCAGATGGGTATGTACATAATTTACTAACAGATGATAATGGTAATAAAGTTAAATTCTATAGACATAGGTTAGTAGCTATGGTATACATACCAAACACAAATAATAAGCCTCAAGTATGTCATAAGGATAATAATCCTTTGAACAATAAGGTTAGTAATTTATACTGGGGTACCAGAGAAGATAATATGAGACAATGTATATCAGACAATAGATTCTATTTTGTTGGTAAATATCGTAAGAAGTCGGTCGATGAAAGTGGTATAGTTAAGAAGTATAAAGATGGAGTATTAAGAAAGTACATACTTAAAGAATATAATATATCTACTGGAGTATTCTATGATGTACTTAGGTCACACGGTATAATACCAGATAGGTATGGAAAAAAGGCAAAAGATAGTACGTCTATCCCAGATTAAGAAAAACACACTAAAGATTCTATTTCAAGGGAAAACCTATGAGATTGATTTAGACCAGGAACTCATGATTGATGAGAACCTGGTCAATCAGTCTTTACGTAGAAGTCCATCTAATTATGCTCTATTGGTGATGGTAAGGGATAGGCTTATATATAAAAGGGATAAACTTGAAAAGGCAAAAGATCAGGCTTATAGTAAGGCATGGCTTTACTATAAAGAATCAGGTAATGTAAACAATGACGCAGCAGCTCATAAAGCAGAGAACAACCAAGCTTATCAGGGAGCATTGAAAAGATATATGAAGGCTGAGTACAATGCGAGTAAAATGATAAGTATATGTAAAGCTTACGAATCACGAGAGAATATTTTAAGAACTGTATCAGCAAACTTACGTAAACAACAGTAAATATGTCAAGAATTGAGTTAGACCTTATTTCGGTCAAAGAAGCAAAGGAGTTGAATGGTAAACTGAACGGTTTAGGAACTCCCACAGGAAGTCGAGTACTTATTGTATCACCGGTAGTAACTGCAGATACCAAAACAAAAGGAGGACTTTATATCCCTCAGGAACACGATAAAGATACAGTACCTCGCAAGGGAGTAGTAATTCAGGTAGGACCAGTCACCGATGAACAATGTGAAGAATATCCCGGTCTTCAGGTTGGAGCAGTAGTTACATACGGTCTGTATGCTGGTAAAGAACTAGATGTAGTAGACCTTCCCAATCAAGTAACAACTATATTATCCCTGAACGAGATACTTTATATCGAAACCAATAAATAAAGCCATGAAAAAGGAAAAAACAACCAAGAAAAAGGGCAGTGTAATGACTACCCGAGAAAAGATGCTTGCCAGGAAGAAGGACCTGGAAAAGCGTAGTGGAGGTGGTGGAATAATCTACCCGAAAGAAGGAACTACCAGAGTACGTATAAAATCTCGTGGTGCAGACGAGGAATTGGGAATAGAGATTATTCAATTCTACCTTGGACCAAAGGAGGGAGGTATCATATCTCCGGCAACTTTCGATGAGCCATGTCCTTTCATGGATAAGTTCCAGGAGCTTAAGAACTCTGACGACCCAGATGATAAGGCATTGGCCTCGAAACTGGTACCAAAGAGAAAGTATCTCATAGGGGTACTTGGGTACAAAGATACTAAGGGTAAAGAGATTGACCCAGATAGGGTTGATAAACCGATGATGGTACCACGTTCGGTATATCAGGATATTATCGACCTTTACCTCGATGAAGAGGACTGGGGTGATATGACAGACCCAGTAGAGGGGTACGATATCAAAATTACTCGTACCGGTACTGGCAAGAATGACACAAGTTATTCGGTATCACCTTGCCAGAAGACCAAGCTGGACAAGAAGTATAGGGGAGAGGTAGACCTGGAGAAAGCAATACGGGCAAATATCCTTCCTTACGAAGAACTCGAAGAGAAGTTGGCTTCATTCCTTAACGAGGAGGATGAAGACGATGAAGATGATATGCCAAAGAAAAAATCTGGCAATAAAAGAAAGGGTTTAGCCAATAAAAGAAGAAATAAGGGCGATATCTAAAATCTCTAGATATATACCTAAAGTAGGAGTGGGGTATAGTTTTATATCCCACTTTTTCATCTTTAATAAATAATCAAGTATGGCAAGGAAAACCAAAGCCACTGGTAAATCCGGGGGTAAGAAGTTTAAGATACCCACACAAAATGAGATACTCAAGAAATATGGGTCATCTCTCCAATTAAAGGCCAGTACCATAAATCATCACGGATTATGGATTCCATCCACATTCTTTGCTCTCAATTATCAGATGGGTGGGGGTGTACCATTTGGTAAGATTATAGAGATTATGGGCGAGGAGTCTTCAGGTAAATCTCTTATAGCCTATAACTTTGCTTATGCAACTCAGCAATTAGGAGGTCATGTGATTTGGGTAGATGCTGAACAGGCATGGATGAACTCCTGGGCAGAGGAAAATGGTCTAGACCCTGAACGAGTAACAGTATTAAATGACACCAGGATAGAAACCATATCTGATGCTATAGCAGACTTAGCAATATACTGGAGGTCTAAGTTAACCAGTAATGAGCCTATCATAGTTGTGATAGACTCAATAGCAGCCCTGGATTCAATAGAAGCCATAGATGCTAAGATGGCTGATGGTAAAGCTGAGATGGGAAACCGAGCCAAGCAGATATATAAAATGTTCCGAATAAGGAACGAATTATTCTATCGACTCGGAGTAACAATGGTATGTATAAATCAATTACGTAGTAAACTGGGAGCCGGATTCGGTCAAGATACAAGTACAACTCCAGGTGGGGCAGCACTCAAGTTCTATGCTTCAATACGATTAGCATTCTACTCGGGTAAAACTCTCAAGATTAAGTATAAAGGCAAGGAAAGACGAGCAGGTAAATACGTGACTGTTCAGATGAAAAAGAATAAGGTATCTCCTCCTCGTGAAACTATATCCAAAGCTCCTATATATTTCAATCCTAAATATCATGAAGTTGGTTTTGATAGATACTTCTGGTTAGAAGAGTCCCTGGAAGATGCTGGAGTAATAGAGAAGCTCAGTGGTGGAACATATATGTTCGAAGGAAAGAAACTATGCCGGGGAGAAGATGCTTTCCACAGGTTAATAGAGGAGGATGGTGAGTTAAGGAAAAAATTATTAAAGGCTGCCGGAATAAACACCATAGGAACAACTAAGCGAAAGCTAAAGAAGATAACACGAAACATGTTCCCTGTTGATGCAGACTTAGACTATGAATCTCAAATAGAATCTGAAGATGCAGAAGAAGAAGAATACATACCGGATGAGGGGTAGAAAACCGAGGATGCTTATGGTAGTGGATGGGAGTAACCTTGCTCACCGTTCATATCATAAGTTTAAGAACTTAAAAGCCAATAATGGAGCTGGTACCGGATTGGTGTATGGGTTCTTAAGAATAATTGGTTCATACCTAACTCGTTTCAAACCAAGCCACGTAGTAATTACATTCGATACCCATCAGAGTAAAGAGTCTAATTTCCGTAATGGTCTACTAGAAGGTTACAAAGCACATAGAAGTAAGATAAGTATGGATTATGAAGACTTCAATAAACAACTTTCATTGTTGAGAAGGATTCTAAGATTACTCGGAGTTCAGATGATTATTGATAGAAAAGGCTTGGGATATGAATCAGATGACTACATTGCTTGGTTGGCAATAAACCATCCAGGTAAAGCTCTCATAATATCCTCTGACAAAGACTTCTGTCAATTACTAGACAAAAGAGTCAAGATATTCAATCCTAACAAAGATACTCTAATCCTAAATCAAACTTGCAAGGGTATTATGGGTTACTCTGCAGAGGAATGCGTTGATTACCTAATACTAAACGGGGATAAATCTGATGACATACCTGGTTACTACGGTATGGGAGAAGTGAAGACTAAAGCTTTCTTGGAACAATATGGGAGTATATCAGACTTCATAAATGCAAAAGGAGCAGAGTTCAAGGGTATTGAAAGGGATCAGCTAGAAGAGTTATACAAAAAGAACAAGCCTCTAATAGATTTGAGAACTGCATTAACCCTGCACCCGATTAAGAAAGTCCCTTGGGTAAAAGGATGTACTAATAATAAAAGGAAAGATAGGTTATTCATGGTATTAGATAAGTTTAACCTTAGGTCTTTCAAGATACCCGATTTTTTGGAACCTTTCAAAAAACTACAACATTATGTACAAAGGTAGGAAATATCAAATAATGTTCACTGGTGTTTCAGGAGTTGGAAAAACAACAATTGCCAAAGAAGTAGCAGATATGTTAAAGATACCTTTCATATCTGGGTCATACTCGGATTTGGTACCAGAAACCAAAGACATGCCACATGCTGACATGATTCAGCAAGATGCGAAGACTGTATTTATGCAAGATATGCAGGTACTTAACCTTCGTAACAAAGCTTTTAGAGGAGAAGATAGCTTTGTAACGGATAGGTCATATTTTGATTCGGCAGCATACTTTATCAATAAGCTATCTCATAGATTAGCAGAATGTGACTTAGATCATGCAGTAGACTTATGTCGTATGTTATTAGGTCAACAATGTACTCATTTAATCTTCATACCTTTCTCATCAAGCTTCTTTAATGAATGGGTAACAGAAGATAACGGTAAACGAGTATTGTCAAAGTACTATCAATTCCAGGTATCACAAGTAATGTATGGTATACTTGATCTGTGGGGGTATAAACCTGATTCAAAGATTGTACAGTATATAAATGATATACCGAATACGGGTACTTTGGATATTATGGGTTACAAGGTAAAGGTTCTCATTTTGGATGAGATGAACTACGAAAAGAGAAAACACTTAATAAAGAAATTTATTAACCTATGAAGGTAATAGGTATAGCATTTTCTGATTTGCACTTAGGGGAATATTCTAAGTTCAATGAAGATAACAAGAGGACCCTGAATCATATAAGGGTCCTCTATTTGATTAAGGACTTATGTATCAAGTATAAATGTCCGGCATTCTTTTGCGGAGATTTTATGCACCGTCCAGAATATATAAGTACTTCGCTTGATGAAATTATAATCGAACATTTCGAAGAGTTAAATAGGTGTGAGGAATTTAACATATATGGTATATCCGGGAACCATGATATGCAGAAAAGTAATTCAATAACCAGTAAATCTCCCTCACACTGGGCAAATCTATGCTGTAGATATTCATTCTTACATAATCTGGACTTTTCTTACCATGAGTTTGATAAGTTCAGAGTAGTAGGTATTCCTTACTTAGACCACAACAAAGGATTAGATGGCCTAATAAAAGCCGAGATGAAAGAAGCAATGATAAAGCCAACAATTTTGTTATTACATACTGACTATCCCGGAGCTAAAGATACAGACAATACTGAAGTTGGAACTGTAGAAAATTTGAATGTGAATCTACTCTCTAAGTTCAAATTAGTATTGATAGGTCACATTCATAAACCTCAAAGGCTGGGTAAAAAGGTATACATGGTAGGAGCTCCCTTACAACAGAGGAGAACAGATCGTAATTGTAAACTTGGATATTGGAAGATATATGAAGACTTATCAATGGAATTCAAGCCATTCAAAGGCTTTCCTAAATTTGTGGATGTATCATCAGAAGATGAAATTAAGGATGACGGGAATTATTATACTGTCATTGCTAGCAAGTCTCGGATTGTGGCGGTGGAAGATACCCCGCAAATAACTCGGGAACTTACTAAGAAAACAATGGTAAGGAGATATATGAGGGCAAAAGGTATAAAAGACCAAAATAAAAAGGCCACATTATTAAAAGTAATCAAGGAAGCAGAATGATACAATTCGGTAATATTATAATTGACGGCTTCTGTTCTATATCTCATTTGGAACTAAACTTAAGCTCAAAGGGGATAACCGTAATTCGAGGAGCTACAGGAGAAGGTAAGACTACCATCTTATCCGCTTTAGTTTGGGGTGCTTATGGTAAGAATCTAAAAGGTAAATCAGATGTGAATACCTGGGAGAAATACAGACCAAAGTCTTATCAAGGAACCAAGGTAGAATTATACTTCTGTAAGAATGGTAGGACTCATAAGATAACCAGATGTCTTAAATATAAGGGTGAAGTAAATGGAGCCAAGGGCAAAGATAGACTTATCTATGAGATAGATGCTGTTGAAGTACAAGAGAAAAGTAAGGGGGAGATACAGGCGCTTATAATCGCTGATTTGGGTATGTCGTATAGCCTTTTTATGAACTCAGTACTTTTCGGTCAAGGCATGAAAAGACTGATACAGGAATCTTCCTCTGACAAGAAAGAACTGTTTGAGGAGATTTTTGAGTTAGAATATATATCTAAAGCTAGAGATATTGCTAAGGGCTACTATACAGAAGCCATGAAGGAGTATCAAGACATCTCTCAAAGATATCGAACCTTAGAAGGTAAGAAGCAGTCCATTCAAAGAATGGTTGATGACTTAAAGAAGCAAGCCAGTACGGTAAAAGACGACATATCTTCAAAGGTTAAGGTTCTCGAGAAGAGATTATCACTGCTAGCTAAGGCAAAAAAGTCAAGTGAGCTTAAGGAGACAGTAACTCAGAAAAACAGAATTGAACAGAAGCTATCAGAGGCAAAGGAAAATCAAAGGGATATTCTCAATAAGATAAATGATGCCAGGAAGAAAACTAAGGTATCTCTAGAAGAGTTTATTGAGGGAATAATAAAGTTATTGAAGAGGGGTGATATTAAGAACTCTTTGAAACGCTTAATTGAGGTAAAGAAAGCTTTTGGAGATATTGAAAGGTTACAGGGTAAATATTCCAGGGTATCTGATAGAATATCTGATTATAGGGATGAACTGGAAGAACTTATGGATAAGGAATACGAAGTAAAGAAGATACAAAGAGAGATAGAACAAGTAGAATCTGAAATCAAAAGGCTTTCTTCAGAAAAGAAAGTAGGAGTAAATAATGGGTTAATAACTAAATATAAATCACAGCTTTCAACCTTAACCAAGAAATTATCAACTGTAGAAGAAAGAATGAAAAGTCAGAAGGAAAAGGTTGATAATTACAAATGGGTAATGGATGACCCTCTTGGGAACCGAGGTATAAAAGCATTTTTATTTGAGAGCTCAATGGATATTTTGAATGAAACTCTCGAATCATATTCTGACGTACTTGGGTTCAGTATCCTATTCTATGTAGATATACAAGGAGTAAAGAAGGACTTCAATACCCAGATAATCATGGATGGTATAGAGGTATCATACGAGGAATTATCTGGTGGTCAGAAACAATTGGTCTGTTTAGCTATGGCCTTTGCTATGAATGAGATGATGACCCAAGCTAAGGGTATAAATATTGCCTTTTTGGACGAGGTATTTGAAAACCTCAGTTCAGAATATGTAGAGTTGGTTATAGGGTTAATTAGAAAGATATATAAAGACAAAACTCTATACCTCATATCTCACCAGGAATCATTGCCAATTCCTAATGCCAGGGTGCTTACTGTGACCAGAGAAAGGGGCCTTTCACAATACCACTAGTGACTATTGGTCATAAAGGTATAAAATCATGAGAAAGAATAGTAAAAGTAAGGGAAATAGATTTGAGAGATCCGTTTGTAAAGCTTTCCAAAATTGGTCTGGATATGAATTTTCTAGAACACCTGCTAGTGGGGGATTAAGATGGAAAAAAGCCGATAATATATCATCAGATGTGGTATGCTCTGACCCAAAGCATGCCAAAAGATTTACTCTATCTATCGAATGCAAAAGTTACCAGGATATAAAATTTGAACATTTACTGTTGGGTTTGAAGAGTTGTAAGATAAATAGCTTCTGGACTCAAGCTAATAGAGATGCTGAAAGAGCTAATAAGATACCCGTACTTATTATGAGGTATAATTCTATGCCTAAAGGCGAAGCATTCTTTATGGTAAATGAGGAAGTAGATTCTTTCTTAAAAACCCAATCTCCCGAAATGTCTCGGATGGAAGTAAGTACTCCCAAAATACATATTTTTGTTTATATGTTCAGAGAAGTACAGAGACTGGTAGATTACAGCGATTTACATAAGTATGTACGTAAATTATTAAAATAATATGAAGACCCCCTATGTATACTGTATATTCAGGCTTGACAGGAAATTCTACAAGAGAATCAATTCTGATTTGAAATGTAGGGGGTATAAACATGTGAAAGCCATAGTACCAACCATAAGCGTACTTAAGAAGTCAAGGAAAGGTAAGAATGAGTACGAAGATGTACCATTGTTATTCAACTATGGGTTCATAAAGATGAAGCCAGAAAAAGCTTTTGACCGATACTACTTAAACAAACTAAAGAGAGACATCCCAGGTATACTTTCATTTATGAAGTCTTTGGACTACAGACCAAAAAGAAAAAGGCTTAGAGTAGATAATGCCGAGGACTTTGATGATTATTCAATGGTAGCCACCATAACTAAAGAAGAAGTAAAGAAATATCGCAGAATGTCTAAAGCAAATAAGATATTCTCGGTAAATGATATTACTCGTGTTGCTATTGGAGATTACGTTGTATTAAGGGGATATCCGTTTGAGGGAATACCAGCAATAATACTCGAAAGTAATCTAAATACGAGAAAGATGTTGGTAAAGATATACCCAGAAATGGATGGTAGTTTAGAGATAGAAGTACCAATGGAGAATGTACTTTATTCAGCATATCATGAATCAGACGAGTATAAAATGTATTCAACCGATTATGATACTGACTTATCTATAATTCCAGACGGTAGTACCGAAGAGATTCTTATGAACAAACAATACTAACATGGAACGACATCAAGAATTGGCTTGGGACTGTTTGACTGAGCAAGAGAGGGCTAGCCTTATGTTTATACAAGGCAAGGGTCTATCAACTTGGGAAGCTGGAGAAATTCTCAAGATGTCTCACTACAAGTATTTAGAACTAAAGGCCAGAGCTGAAAAGTTCTTCAAATTATTCTCCGATTACTTTGAACTACACCCTTCACTAGTAAATCCTCAATCTCCCATAGAGCCAAGGTTTAGGGATTATTTATTCGGGGCTATAGTTAAAAGGCTACCTAAAGAAGAAGCTAAAATACATTCAGGAGATTCTTCATGGTTATTGACTTCTATAACCAATCCACGTATAATAAAGAATATGAAAAGGCTGAAGGAATCAGAGAATAAATGGGACAAAGACCTTTATGCTCTGATTCTTGAGTTTGATAGGTGGAATAACTATAGGATAATGCCCAGGATATTGCAAGCTCCAACTGCATACAAGAGAAGGTCTACCAAAAAAGACAAGGTATATTTATCTTACTTACATCGAATACCTGACTTCAAGATAAGGCAGTTGATAACCGAATACTGGAAAAATGGACCCTCAAGTAGAAGGTATTTCACAGCTATTGTATCTGAAGAGCTTTTTCCTGAAGAAGGATATGGAGTAATGCCAATCAAACGTGAGGATGATATAATCAAAGCTATAACCGATTTAAGGATATACATCTTTGAGAGCCAAACTATTGCAGACACATTTGGATTATTGGCAACTCAATACTTTGAAAAAACTGTAGATAGTAAAGGAGGCTTGAAGTTTTGGAAGGAGTACAGGGAGGTTATCCCGAAAGCTATTAATTACAAATCAATAAATAACATGGACTTTACCTGTGAAACTCTAGATACAGCCTATAAACTACGCAGGAAAAGAACTCTGAAATCAAACTCTTAGAATTTTTATTCAATTATTTTGCAACTTCGAGAAATTTGATTATATTTGCATTAGGAAATAAGAAATAAAATTTTATACTTATACAGATATGCGCAAAAGTAAGAAAAAAGACAAAAGACCGTTAAAGCTAAACAGGGAAAAGCTTAAGGTCATGGGAAGTGGGTTAGAGAATATGACCTACAAGGACATGAAGAGAAGAGCAGTTGCTCTTGGTATGCCATTCCCAGATGCTTGTTCAGCTGATTACAATGGACTGGCATCATGGATTCATCATTCGGATAATAAGCCGGATAATGCTCTCATCGATGAATACGATAAGTGGATGGACCAGCAATTAGAACTTGCTGGATATCCTAAAGATGACCCGATGAGGAATTATCAACTCAATCTGGGATTCATCGGTGAGGATGCAGTCACCAAACAGAAGAAGACCAAAAGGGTAAAGGGGTTGGAGAAACCTAAAAAACCTAAGAAAGAAAAAGATGATAATGGTCTTTGGAAAGGAACTAAGAAATCCTATGTATTCGAATTAACTTACAAAGGATTGTCAATTGATAGAATTACCAGGAGAGTGCAAAAGAGATTTCCAGATGCCAAGGAGAAATCTATTCAGCAATGGTATCGGGCAGCACTTCGTAAACAAAAGAAGGAGTAGAGATATATGCCACGAGTCTATAGGTTTAAGAATGCAGATGACTTCGAGGAATCATGTTACAGATTGGGAATACCATGGGTACCTCCTCAGATTATAAAATTAAGCCGAAGAAGAAAACAAGAGTGGCAAAGGAAAGTACTCTGTGGAAAAATCAAGGTTCATAAGTATAGGGAAAGGAATAAACGCTTTCTAGATAGATACCGGGAATGCTTAAAAGAAGCTACCAGGATTAACGGAGTAGTAGATCCGGATTCTCTACCTCCCGATGTAAGAGCATACTTCTTGGAAAAGAGGAGGAGAAAAGAATATTACCAAAGGTTCCGAAAAGTTATCAAAGAAATGGATATCAAGATATATCTTCATAAGTGGTATCCTTGGTCTTATAACTATAAAGGAGAACCAGCAGTAGTATTACAGGGATTCTATTCATTGAAAGCAGCCAGAAAAAGGTTTTTAACTTACTATGGCCGAGAGAATCTAAAATCAGTACACTGGATAAAGGGGAAAACAGCTTTAGAGAAGAAGTTTGTTATAGGTCAATCTCTACTAATTGGTGGGAAAAGAAAGAAGCCGATATCTAAGGTATTATTAACTGAAGCCTATAGAAATTCAAAGGACTCGGCTAAAAGGGAATTAGGGAAAAGATTAGCTCGCAAAAAGAGACTCAGTTCTCAAAATAAAGAAAAGTACTTTTTGAACTTGGTAGATAAGTTTAATTATGGAGCAAAAGAATATAGAACTGTTCTCAAGCCTATTCCGGAAAAGCTTGTTAAGCTATCGAAGGCTAAAGAGATTGAGTCCAAGAGAAAGAAGGCTCTTTACGAAGAAGAATAACTTAACCTGGGCTAAAATTAAAGTAGCTCTTGCATATAGAGCTATAACTAAACGTTCTGCTATTAGTTCCATAAGATGGACTAAAAGACACTGGGAAGAATATCAAGAAGCAGTATTGAAAAGGCTTGGTGGTATACCTATGGTAAGAAAAAGATCAAAAGATAAGTTTATTCTCAAAGAACTATTATCACAGGGATTTGTTCCAAGATCTGAGTTCCCTATGAAAATGAAATCTGGATGGTATGCTTACTTGGTAACTAACCAACCAGTATGTGGAGATTATTATATTTATCCCGAACATTTTGCTCATGATTGCAGGGCAATGAAAAAAGGCTACAGAGATATTCATACTGCTTTGAATTCTGGGATAGGACCAGAAGGATATGTAAGAATCTATTATACTGCATACAAAAATGGAATAGCGAAATGACCATAGTAACTAAGAGGGAGCCAGAAAATCCCTGGGATGGAGTAAAACTTATAGTGGGAGTCAAAAGGTATTACACCAAAAATGACAATGCGGTGGACGATACCTATTATCAGGAGGGTGAACCTTTTGAAGTAAAAAACCAGAATGAGTTCACTCAGAAAGTAGAAGCTATCAGGGATAAAAACGTATTCTTGAAAGCTATGGCAGTCCAAGAAAACAGAGAGATATATACTCAAAAGTTTATCACGAAACTATAATCATTCAAACATTTTCAAACACCTTTAATCAATTTAATTATGGCAAAGAAAAAAGCTGCAGCAAAAGAGGTAGAACGTAAGGTTCTTTCTAACGGGGTAATTCTCATCAAATACGATGACGGCTCCTATGCACTCCTGACTCCCATTTCGGCAGAAGATGCCGAGGAAATTTTCGGCGGGGAATCTGAGGATTCTGACGATGAAGATGAAGATGAGGAGGACGAAGAAGACTCTGACGAT